ATGGCACGAGAGGACAGAAAGTACGTCATTTACCGGGCGGTTTGTCCGACTTGATCCACGAAGTTTTTTTGTCCTCTCGGTCGTATGTGGGAACATATCTACTTGCTATGTACTTTTAAAAACTGCTTAATAACTCTTGTAACTCTTCTATTACACTTTGGTATTCATTATATGTATTCCCATTGAGCAGTTTTCTTTTCTCGGAAAGCACCGTAACTTTAGCCCTTCTCTTCATCTCACTCTCAAAATCACTATAGTCCATCGTGGCCAGAATAACTTGTGGTAAATTATCCATTTCAAAAATCAATTTTAAGATATCCTTGCTACTTGTATGGCTGGCCTCCTTCGCACGAGGCGAATCTACAACTAATGGGAATAATATAGTATTTGTCTTAAAATACTGCATCGTTTGGAATAAACCTATCATCTGTGCTAATATGATTTTATTCTCTAAAGTGCCTTGTGCTTTTATCGGTTTAAGCAATTTTATATTTCCTTCATATGCTGAATTCCACGCATCTAACTTTATAATATTGAGACGAGCATTTTCAATATAATTTTCTTCAATCTCTTTTTTATTAGGCAGTTTTCTAAGTTCTTTATCTATCTCCTTAATTTCCTTCCCATGCTCCTCCTGTTCATAAACATTCTCTCCAAGCTGTTCTGTAAAATGCTTAACAGAATCTTGCAATCCCCTCTGTCGCAAATACACTTCATACGAATCTTGTTTTTCATCATATGCCTGTTCCTGCTGCTTGAGTTCCTCCATCAAGCTAACATAATTTTCTTTATACTGTTCTAACTCCGATGCTATCGAAGATATTATTTGTTCAATCTGTTTATACATATAATCTTCGTTTTGAAGATTATAATTTGAACGAACAATGCTGTATATTTCTTCATCAAAAGAATATCCACATTGGGGGCATATATGTATGTTTCTTCGATCTTCACCGATGTTAACGCCATCTTTGATTTTTCTGTATTCTTGTATAACTTCTAATTGGTGTTCATGTTGATATAATGCAGTTTCCAAACTTTGGATTTTATTTCTGGTTTCTCCGATTCTGCTTACTAATAATGCAATCCGTTCTTTAGGGATAATTAAATTTCTTTCTAATTCTTCTATGGAGTCAGCAGGAACCAAATTTTGGATTTCTGCATATAGCGAATCTATGGTAATTCTAATTTTCTCTTCCTCTACTTTTAGCTGATCAATCTTATCTTTTAGAGCATCTCTTTTAGCCATTAATTCCACCGTTGAACGTGTATATATTCCCAAATGATAGTAGAGAGACTTAATTCGGTCAGGCTTTTTATATTGATCTATATTGGAAAAACTCTCATATAAACCACTCCAGCCTCTATCTTGGTCAATATAGTATGGCATAAAGGTAAATGCCGGTGGTGCTAATTCAATTTTATTTGTTTTCTTATTTGCCATGTAGACAGCAAAAGAAAATATTTTTTCAAATTCTTTAGCCAAATCACGAGACACGCTTTTGGTTGTCAAAATAAGTTCTGCTCCTCTAAAAAGAGCAAATGCTTTTTGCCATCTTGCCACTCTGTATTTTATTTTGTCAACATAGAACTCGACTACATAAATCTTGTTGTTTTTATTCCATACATTATCAAAGTCTACTTCTGCACCCATAGTGTAATATAATGATTTCAAAAGAGATGATTTCCCAACATGATTATCTTGGCTTGTTATAACATTAAACCCTTTTTCAAACCCATGAAAACGTGCTGTCTTTTCTACAATATCTGCAATTAATATATTTTCAAAATACATCTCCTTCATTATGATCTCCTCATCTCACTAATTGTAATGCTCGCTATTAATATTGAAATGTACATTTTATTATATATAAGTTCAATATCAGGATGAACAGAATATAGCATCTTACACAACTCTTCCGAGTATTGTTTAAGTGATTTTTCTGCTTCTCTCTTATTCTCTTTCATCAAAGCTCTAACTTTTGTGAACAGACTTGTAAATGTCTCTGATTTTGTCTGCGCATCTGACAATATCAATGTGTATTCGTATGATGCTTTATACTTATCATCCTCCTGAAAACTAAGTACTCTCAATATTTCTTCAAACGTAGGAATTGAGATCAGCATCGCTTCCTCAATAACCCGTTCAAAGTCTCTCTTGGATACTCCCTTTTTATTTCTGACTTCCGAAAAAGACGCTGAATCATCTAACAATTCATATTGTTGCCGTCTGGTCAAGATGTCCATCATTGCACCAAAAATGGTTTTTACCGAATCCATAGTAATCCTTGGATACTTGCTGTGTAAAAAATCCCCCATTTCTTGCTCTACAATTTCTCTGTGCCTTGGAATCGAAAGAGTTGTCCTAATATGAAAAAATTTGGTCAAATCCACACTATCTACATCTATTCCTTTTTTCTTAGCAATATCTTCTTTAATTTTACTTATTGTTATTGGGTTAAATTCCAGGAAAGATGTTTTTTCTGAAGTGAAAAGTTTTCTTTCCTTTTCATTCTTTCCATTATCCTTTTTTGTTGTAACAGAAACTACCAATGGACAATTTGTTATTAACCCCAATTCTTTGACAAGCCAATCTGTATTCTCTAATTGAGCATACATTTTAACCAGCCAGTCTTTTGTTATTGCTGTATTAATGCTAATAGACTCTTCGTTTGTTTTCATCTGAAAATAACTGACCGTTTCAGGATTACTTTCTTTATCGAATATAGTTATATCGTCGTAATAATCCAATATAAACAAATAATCTAAATTGTCAAAGATTTCTATAGCCATGTGTAACGTCTGGCTTACTTGCATTTCAAAACGATTGTAGGACATACTACCAGAACTTGTGTCTACTGCTATTTCTCCAACCTTTACTTCTTCATTCTTTGCTTGCTTATCCAACATATCGTTTCCTCTCTGACATAATATTTTTAAAGACTATACCGTTCTCAATTTATACGGATTTGAAACCGTTTATTTTCTCTCCATCCGGCAACACAAACGCCTGCTCATATCCGACATCTAACACTTCTGCAATCTTCGCCATTTCCTCAGAGGATACGGTGCCACGCTGCAGCTTCTTATTAAAATTCTGCGGAGTCTGTCCAATCCTTCTGCAAAGTTCCGCAAGGCTGATATTCATTCTGTCACACAATTCTCTGATCATATCCGATGTTGTCATTTTCCACCTCCATCAGCATAGTATAATTATAAACCCTATGGTTGATAAACACAAGCTACCTTCTTCAAAATTAATAGACTATTAAAAAAGCACCTTGCAGCCATTTTTACAGCTACAAGGCACTCCATTCCTTCTGTTATTTACCTATCCACATCCACCTTCGCTCCAGATTTAAACTCCACCTCAAACCGCTCATCATAAACTGTAACCTTCTCAATCAGCCGCCGCACCAGCAGTTCATCGTACTCCGTAACCTCTGTGGACTGCTGTTCCAGAAAGTCCCGCATCTCCCTGATCCGCTGTTTCAGTCCCTCCCGCTCGGCGCTCTCCACCAGGGCATTCTGCTTCAATTCCCGCAGCCGGTCAATCTCATCCGCAACACTGTTATAATCCTTTTTCGAATTTGCCAGCTTCAGAAGCTCCTTTTGCAGTTCCAGCAGCTTGGCCTCAATCCCTTCCGATGAGGTTTCATCCTCCTGCCGGATCACCGCTTCCACGTTCTCCTGGAGAGTGACCATCATGTTTTCTCTGTTGTCAAGCGTAAGGTTGATTGCCTGTACCACCGCTGCCTGGAGATCTGATTCCTGAATGGTCGGTGCATCACAGGCGGTTGGTCCATGATCCACACGGGTACAGCACCGCCACACGGTGGAGTGCTTTCCCCGGTTATTCCATGCGATACGGCGGTAAATCTCGCCGCACTTGGAGCAGTAGACAATACTGGATAAGGCATACTTGCTGCTATAAACCCGCTTTTTCCGGTTGGCTCCGCTGTGTAGGTTGGCCCGCCGGATCATCTCCTCCTGCACCTGCATATAAAGGTCACGGGGAATAATCGGCTCATGGCTGTTTTCTACATAATACTGCGGAACAATTCCTTTATTCTGCACCCGCTTTTTATTGAGAAAGTCAACGGTATAGGTCTTCTGCAAAAGGGCGTCTCCGATGTACTTTTCATTCTGCAGGATCTTCTTCAGTGTTTCCGGACGCCACTTCGCTTTCCCTGCCCCGGTAAGTATCCCGTCCGCTTCAAGGCCGCGCCCGATCTGGAGCAGGCTTGCCCCTTCCAGGTACTCCCTGTAGATCCGCTTTACCACCTCCGCCTCCGTAGGCTCTATGACCAGATTCCCTTCCTCATCCTTTGTGTATCCAAGGAACCGGCTGTGGTTGACCCGTACCTCCCCATTCTGGAAGCGGTACTGCAGGCCGAGTTTGATATTCTGGCTCAAAGACTGGCTTTCCTGCTGTGCCAGGCTCGCCATAATGGTAAGCAGCACCTCACCCTTAGAATCCATGGTGTTGATATTCTCTTTTTCAAAGAAAACCGGGATGTTCTTCTCCTTGAGTTCCCGGATATATTTCAGGCAATCCAGGGTGTTTCTGGCAAACCGGCTGATGGACTTGGTAATGATCATATCAATCTTCCCGTCCATGCAGTCCTGGATCATGCGGTTAAATTTCTCCCGTTTTTTCGTATTCGTGCCGGTAATCCCGTCATCGGCATAAATCCCGGCCAGTTCCCATTCCGGATTCTTCTGGATGAATTGTGTATAATGTGCCACCTGCACCTCGTAGCTGGACGCCTGCTCCTCACTGTCTGTGGATACCCGGCAGTAAGCGGCGACTTTCAGCTTTGGCCGCTGCTCGGCTGCGGCTGTGTTGCCCACACGCTTTCTGGCCGGGATCACAGTGATGTTCCTACTCAGTTCCACCCATATCCACCTCGCTCTCAATCAGACTGTATGCATACGCCGCCTGTTCAAAGGGATCATCAGAAACCTTTTTCACTGTCGGTATGGAAAATCTGGTAGGGAAGATGGGGTCCTTCTTTCCTTCCAGTTCCCACACCCGCCCCAACGCTTTCGCTCGGCTGGTGCGGATTTCTTCTGCCTTATCAAAGGTTTCTTTATCGATGATGGCAGGATAGTAATCATCTCCAAGGTACTTCTTATTCCGGAGCATCCTGCCGGCGCTCCCGTGGTACAGCTTTAATCCGACCCTTTCAGCGGCGGGCATAAGCGCCATGCCGGAAATATAGTTCTGAAAAAACTCCCGCACCGTGGCGGCCTGTTTTTCATCGATGACCGCCCGTCCGTTTTCAATCCGGTATCCATACGGAATGTGTCTCATGGTTCCACCATCCTTTCTTTCAGAGACAGCCCGCATTTCAATCCAAAAGCGACTTCTTTCCTGGACAGTACAGTGATCCGCTCCACGAAGGAAAGGAAAATTTCATCATCGAATTCCGTGAGCATGTTCCCTTTGGATGTAAACCGGAGCAGCCGCTGTAATTCTTCCACTTTGACCATATCCCCGTTGACAGAACGCATCAACCCTTCCTTTTCCTGTCGCAGGGTTTCCGCTTCCGCCGCAAGCTCATTGTTTTCCTTATTAAAAAGAGCAGGCTCCAGATAGCCGCTTGCCATCAGGTTTGTCAGCACCTGTTTCTGCTCCCTGTTTTTCTCGATGGCTGTTTCCAGTTCTTCGATCTTTAGCAGCCGGGACTGATCATTCAGTCCCCGCAGGCTTTGCAAAAGAGGACGCAGCACCATCTGCTGACCGAAGACCAGTTTGTTCATCATGGTAACAAACGCCAGTTTCAGGGCGTCATCCGTAATGTATTTCTGAGAGCAGCGCTCCTTGTCTGCCAGATGGGTGACACAACTCCACGCCACATATTGGCCGCTGGGTTTATAATGCAGCCGCCTTTTATATTTACTGCCGCATTCCCCGCAATAGATCCGGCCGGAAAAGCCGTACCGGTTCTGATATCTCCCGGTGTCATGACCATTCCCTTTTTCCCGTCCACGCTGTTTCAAAACCGCATTAGCACGTTCAAACTCTTCCCGGCTGATAATCGCTTCATGGTGGTTCTGCATGAGATACTGGTCAACTTCTCCCCGGTTCTGATGGCGGTTAAAGCTGTTATCTGTATAGGTCTTCTGGAACAGGACATCTCCGGTATATTTCTCATTCCCAATGATGCCGTTAATGGTACTCGGCGTCCATCGCCCGCCCTTCTTGGTGGCAATCCCCCGCTCATTCAGCCCTTTTGCAATCTCATGGGTACTTTTCCCTGCCAGCGTATCCGCAAAAATCTGTTTCACGATCTCTGCCTGCTCCGGCACAATCATCATTTCCCCATCCACGTTGGCATAGCCATATGGGGGATAGGAAATAATAAAGGTGCCATTCTGGAACCGCCGCTTGATGCCCCACTTCTCATTTTCAGAAATAGACACGGATTCGCTTTCTGCCAGGCCGCTTAAGATGGAAAGCATCAATTCGCTTTCCATAGAGCCTGTGTTTATATTTTCTTTTTCAAAATAGATGTAAATATTTAAGTCCAGCAGTTTCCGCACCAGTTCCAGACAGTCCGTGGTATTTCTGGCAAACCGGCTGATAGACTTGGTAATGATGAAGTCAATCGTTCCTCTCTCGCAGGCGGCAACCATCGCCAGCAGCCCATCCCGCTTTTCTTTTTTCGTGCCAGAGATGCCTTCGTCATAGTAAAGTCCGGCAAATTCCCACTCGTCATTGGATTTGATATAGTTTTCATAGTGTGCCTTCTGCGCTGCCAGGCTGACAAGCTGTTCCTCACTGGCTGTAGACACCCGGCAGTAAGCAGCCACTCTGATTTTCTTCTTCCCAAGGGATGCATTCTCCGCAATCTTTGTGATCCGTTTCATCCTCTCACCTCTCTTTCGGTACGGACATATTCGCTCTAAAACCTGCAAATAGCAAGTCATTCAGGGCATAATCCGGGCCAGATAAGGAGAGAAAGACTGGCGGTTTTTCGCCGTGATTTTGTCCAATTCTTCCTTGGTAATCAGGCCTGCCTCCCTCAGATTTTCCAGCAGTTTCTGCGCCATGTAATAGTCAAATTCCTTTTGCAGTTCCTCGTCTGTGAAGCGTTTTCTCTCTGCCGTCTGGTTCTGAAAACCATCCGTTACCTTTGTCACCTGCATGGTATTCCTCCCATCCGAAGGATACCTCCTTCAGAATACGGAGATTTTCCCGGTGCTTTGAGGGGGTATCGCAGGCAAAAAAATAAGGCCCGCAGGCCATGCATCTCTCGCACAGCCCACGGGCAATCCTATTCTTCCTCTTTTTACTTAAAGACGCTTACAGTAATCCAGGGAAATCCAGCCAGCGCCGCTCTTGAGTTTCCCCCAGCCTGCAGTGGAACCCGTACCGGATTTTACCTCGGTAATCGTGAATACGCCTTTCCCCGTATACTTTCCGGTCTTGGCATAATTCGTACCAGGGCCTTTGCGGATGTTCAGGTCGGTTGCTGTTACCTGTACCAGAAAGGAACCTCCAGATCCAGCCTGCTTTCCGGTGTAGACAACTTTGCCGCTCTCATCATACACAGAATATCCCGCATTGGAGTCAGCGCATTTCTTGGCATTATCCAGATTGTTGAAGGCTCCCTTCTGGCTCTTGGCATCCGACCAGCTTTTGCGGACACGGTATAAGACCGAGCCTGTCGAGCCGGAGGTGGAGCCTCCCAGCGCCGCTGTTACCTTGGAGGCCAGATCCCCAAGGCGGGAATACAGCCAGTCTCCCGGACAGGACTTGTTTGCAAACCAGCGATGGACGGTCAGCACCATCTCATCAGACTTCGGGGAATAGTTGAGCGTCTTATTCTTATCCCCCAGCCAGAGAAGTTTCTTCTTACCATTCCGCTTGCAGATGTCTGTACACAGCTTCACAAGGGAATTGTAAACGGCGGTGGTCATTGCGTAGGGAGCATTCAGGTCGCTGGCACACTCGATGGTGACTGCCCGCTGGTCGTTGGCGCTGCTGGAAGAACACCAGGAGCGGTTCTTCTCCTCCACGCAAAGAGCGATCTTCCCATCCTTTCCAATACCATAGTTACAGCTGGCCTCTCTGGACGGGCTGGTAAAGCATCCGCAGATGCTCTCTGCCGTCAGCTGGCCGACCACGCAATGGGGCGTGATCCGGTCAATGGAATGTGTCCTCTGACCGGAATGATTGGGGCTGAGTTTTGTGTAAGATACCAAGGAACTGTTTGTGTAAGCCATATTATTTTTCCTCCTCTTTCTCTGCTCTGTCATGGAGCTGCTCTAATACCGTTTTGATCTTTTCCGGGATCGGTAGTCCCAGATGTCCCGCATTCTCCAGCAGGCTCACGCCTTCATTGGAGATGTAGAAGAAGATCACCGCTGTCCGTAAGACTGCTCCCGTACCAATCACCTGCACATCGATGATGTTCGCGATCCCGACCAGCAGGAAGATCAGCACTTTGCGGAAGATCCCCTTGAAACCGACTGCGCTGGATAACTCCCGGTTGATGATGGCACACATCACACCCGTGATGTAGTCGATCACCACGAAGGCGATGAGGGCATAAAGCAAACCGTCACAGCCTCCAAGGAAATACCCCAGCCAGCCGCCCACAGCGAAAAAAATGAGTTGGATGGTGTTCCAGAATTCTTTCATGATGCGTTCCTCCTTTGAAATGTTGGTATGAAAAAAGCGACCGCTCCGAAGAACAGTCGCTGATTTCCAGGAAATATGAAGTTATGCTGTCCGCTTCCACATATAGCAGACGATATAGGGCTGCAGGTTGGTGTGGGAGCCACCACCTCCCGTATTTGCGTTCTTTCCTTTTGGAGTCAGTGAGTGAGTATGCGCCCCAGCACTGCTGGTCGGGGAGGTAGCCTGCGCCCCAGAAGTTCCTGCACTATGCACTGTATAGCGGCTGCTGCCTGCACCTCCATCCGTATCACGGCCAATATTGTGCGTATGACCGCCTGCACTGTTGGTCGTGGTAGAACTTCCGGTGAACGTATGCGTATGGCTTGGCATCTGGCTGGTAGTCAGAGTAACCGCCGATGCGCCACCAGTTTTCTCCACCGTATTAAAGTTGCTATCCGATGTGTTAATTCCTACCGGCACCCGGCCGCTGCCCCATGCCACCCACGTCCCGCCAAAATAGGTGGAAGGATTGGTTGAGCTAACACTCATATAAATGCTTCCCACGGGGTACATGGTCTTGGCAAACTGCTGGATGTATTCCTTCAGCAGCATCCCATAGACCTTCACATCCCAGTTCTCGGCCACCTCGAAGGTATTATCGCTTTCTGATACCTTCCCAATCGCCACGCCTTTGCCGCCGCTCTTAAAGTCCATGACCACGGCAGCCGTGGAGACGATCTCCTGTACGGAAATGGTGGAAAACGCATCCTCCAGTGTGTACCGTACATCATAGGACGTCTCCGTAGAGATCTGCCCTTTGCCGTAGGTGAAGGCCGTATTGGAGGTAAAGGTCACCCCGGCGTCCGTCCACTGCTCCGCAGCCACCTGCTTGTACTGGACAGAAGTTTTGAGAGTATTCTTCCCACCACAAGTGGAATAGCCAAAGGACACCAGCGCATGGATGTATGTCCCGTCATCATCCAGCGTCCCATTGCTTAAGCACCGCTGGGACAGGGATGAATTGAAATATGGCGGGGAATAGGCGGTCACCGTGATCGAAACGGAAGCCTCCGCCGATACCCGGCCTCTGGAATCCGTTACGGTGGCCTTAAAGGTAATCGTCCCGGAATTATTGAGGAAACCTGTCGTCAGCGTGGAAGCGGAACCACTGTACCCGCCACCGGTAATGGAATAGGATTTGATGGTGGATCCATTACTTCCAGCCGCCCCGTTGATGGTTAGCTTTACCTTGGACTTTGTCTGCACATAAATTCCCCATGTACTTGGCACTTCTCCATCAATCCGGGAAGCAGTCAGGCTGGAAATAGTCGGTTTCACACTGGCAGGAACACTTAGCGTCAGCGTACAGGTTTTAGAGCCGATGTTCGTATTCCCGTTATAAGTGGTACAGGTGATCGTGCAGGTTCCGCTGGTCGCATTCGGGATCTGGCTGGCCAGCGAAAGAGCTGGCGTCCATGATACAGAAGTTGCCGTTGTCTTGGTTGCAATTGTCCCGCTGGTATTTCCAAAGGAATACGTCAGCGTATGCGTAAAAGCGGAAGAAGCACGGCTGATCGAAATCGTACCGGCAGACCCCATCGTCATATTCGCAGCAGATACGCTGGAGGCACGGGGGATGCTATCCAGCGTAATGTTGGCGCTGGCTGTGATTGTTCCATAGTACGTCCCACTTAAGGTTGCCCGGATCTGGAACACTGCTGAAATCGCTAAGGACTTACTGCCATCGCTGGCATGATTGACCGTCCTTGATACCGTTCCCAGCAAATGCGTCCCCGTGGTACTAATCGCTGGGGAGGAAAAAGTCTGAGCCGATCCGTCAATGGTGCAGGTATTGTCGCTTCGCCCACTGATATTCAGACTCCAGTCATTCACCAGATACAGCTTACAGGTAACCGTAGACGTATTGGCAGAGACATTCTTGCTCTGCGACCAGTCCACCCGCAGCTTATAATGGCCGTCCCGGATGGAACCGGAAAAACTGCCGCTGGATGCCATCGTTCTCACCCCTTCCGTTTCTCAGCATCTTAGACGGGACCTCTCCATTTGATCGAAAGGTTCCCATTGGTTCTCGGTATAAAATCAAACCACCCCCGGCTTTCATTACCGAGGGATAGCTTGTTGCGGATCTCCGCATTGGTAATCACAAGGCTCTGGTTGGAGATATAGGCAATCTTCTGCCCATTCTCTTTAAAGGCCAGTTCCTCGTTGGATAGTTCTGCTGTGAAGGCGTTCCCGACTTTTCCCAGTTCAATCAAAGCACCTTTAAACCGGATATATTCCTCTAAAAGCAACTGGTTCGTAGAGACATTTTCCTTGATTTCGTCCGTAATCGTAGTGAAATCCATCCGGATTTCTGTGCTGCTCTGAGTAATGCTGGTTTCAAAATCCTTCTGGATCGTCTCCATTTCTGAGCGGGAAATGAATTCCTCCCGGACGGACATATTGATCTGTTCCGAGGTTTTCGTGATCTCGGAGTAGCATTCCCGGATGTTTTCCTCCAAGGAGGCAAGGTCATCCTCATAACCGGAGAAATTCTGGAAGGTTGCCTGACAGCTGGTGATAAGCGCCATGCGATCACCTCCGGTCAGTTGGATACATCACACTGCAGCGTCAGGATACTGTCAATATCCGCTGCGGAAAGGTAAATCACCTTCCCGGCCTTATCAAACTCTGTCGCATGACCATCCTTGTCCTGCGCATACCATGTGTAGGTCAACGACTGTTTCTCTGTCGCAGCCGCCCAAGCCGAGCCGGAATACTTCATCAGCGTAACCGTCTGTGCAGAATGATCCACCTGATACCAGAAGTCACCTTCCTCTGGATTGGACGGAACCGTCTCCGAGATACTGCCGAGCAGCGGATCGACTTCCTTCTGGTTGGTACGGACGATCACATAAGGCACCACACCGCCGAGATTGTTCTTGACCGTAAAACCTCCGATGGAAAGCATCTCCGATACATAAGGGTCGGATTTATCTTCTACCGTGATCACATCCTCATAGGTATTACCCTTATAGGTCATCGTGCAGCGGTAGGACTGGATATTCACGATATCTGCCCCCGATACAGACAGGGTAGAAGAAGTTTCATCACTGATATCCTCCCATTCACCGCCCGTGTATTTCGCCCACTGATAGGTAGCTCCTGTCGTAATCTCAGAAGCGCCGTCATAACCAACCGCTGCCAACGCAAGGCTGCCGGACTGGTTAATGACAACAGTACCTTCCGGTGCATACACGGAGAACACAATCGCATTGGCACCGCTGGCTCCGTTGCTGCCCTTGTTGGATTTTGTCCATGCAAACTTCTTCACAACAGATGCCCCGGACACGGTAAAGGTCAGGTCTATCGTACCATTCAGAACGGTTGCACCTCCAAGGGTCGCATTGGCGGCAAAGGTCAGTACCACCGATCCGGCTCTGGAGGCAGTTGCAGCTGTATTACTCTTGACTGTCACGCCAGAAGGTAACGCCCCTACCGTGCAGGTGCAGGCAACCTGTGAAATTCCCACATACCCCATAAATGGGATTGTGATATCCGTAGCTGCTACTACCATACCGCCGGAGGTACAGGCAATGTTCTGCGCCTCATTCCCAAGGATGACGGAAAGTCCGCCCGTTCCGGCTGCACCCGGTTCGCCCTGGGAGCCATCATAGATCTTCGTGAGGGAAGTCGTATCATAAACATCCGGGTCATTGGTCGCCAGCTTGATCTGGGCCACCCCATTAAAAAAGACAGCATGATCCGGTTTCACTACTAAAGTACCGCCGGAAATGCTGGCGTTGTCCGGAGTCGTGGGATAATCCTTCCATGCCCCGGTGCTGTCCTTATACTGCCATGCCGTAATCGTGACTCCCTGCACCTGTGCCGTCAAAGTAGCCTGCGCCGCCCCGACCAGAGAAGAATTGGCGTCATACTTAAATACATAAGTATCTGCAGCAAGATAGGCCAACCTGGCATTCTCCGCATTGCGGATCAGTGTATAAGTGATGTCAGCGGAGATGTTGACGGTATTCTTTGTCTCCGAGTCGTAATAGCTGATATAGCAGAGGTAGGTGAGCATCCCAGAAGTGGCTGCCGCCAACTTGTTGGCATTGACCGTTAGAACGCCTTTAGAGACACTCTCCCCGGAGGTCAGCGCTGCCTCCGCTCCGTTTCCCTCCTTCCGTTTCCACGAAATCGTAAGCCCCGATGCGTCCAGCGCCAGATTGGTCTGGTCAAGGAACACCACCGGGGTAAGGGTCAAAGGTGTGCTGGCCCAGTCCGGCGCATAGGTATGGGGCAGCACGTTAGGGTCTTCAATCTGCGACTTCGGCAGATTGGATGTGATATAGGCCGACAGTTTCCTCTGGTCTGTGATATCCACAAAGGTCTGCTGGCTGGAAGTCAAAATTGCCATGTTCGTCTCCTCCTGTTTAAATCGTGATTTCACAATAAAACGATGCGTTGTCCGTCACATCTTCCGTAGTAACCGTGATGGATTTCATGCCCGTATGGGAACTGTCCCAGTCGGCATCAAGGTCTTCCCGGCCGGAATTCCGGTGCCAGACAAAACTGCTGACCGGAAGGGTATCCGTGATCTCCTTATCCCACGAATACACCCGGCAGCGAAGGATGCTTTTCTGTCCCTTATCCCGGAAGATGTTCACCCCATCCACCACCAGTTCTGTCCGGTACATCTTCTGGGCATTGATCTGATCCACTTTCCCCGTAATCACCTCGATCTTGGAAGTCTGCCCCAGCAGGTCATCCTCAATGGAAGTGATGTTCTGGTCTTGCTTCGCAGACTGGGAAGTCAGCCGGACGCCTGCCGCCCCGATGGTGATGGTATTGCCGGAAGGGTCAAGATAATCCCGTGTCCGGCTGAGACACAGGTATGTCCCGTCAATCCCGTGTGGCTTGGAAATACACCGGACATACATCCTTGCCCGAATGTCCCCGATATCCGCACCCGTATCGGACTCATCCACGATGGTCAGTTCCATGCTGGTGACGCCTTTGGCCAGTTCTGCGATCCGGGCCTTGGCTTTGCGCAGCAGGTTTCCCGCCAGTGTCACATCCTCCCAGACTTCGGTCGTCCAGATCCAGCCGATCTCTTTCACTGCTTCTTCATCGTACACGTAGTTTTTTCCATCGTTCACCGCTGTAATATCCAGCCGGGTGTCCGTCTCGGTTTCGTTGCCATCCTCGTCAGTCTCTGTAAGTTTCGCCCCCAGCGGAATCAGAGCCGTCACCCGCTCCGTGTGGTCACGGGTAATCTTCACATCCGTGAGATTCTTGCCAAACTCCACGGTCTGCAGCGACCGGTCTGGAAAGTCCTCCAGATAATCCAGCACCTTCCCGTCTTCCGTATAACGCACCTGTAAGTACCCGCCATGTGTCTTGACCAGCTTGTCCTGTATGGCGTCCAGCGTCACAGAATAGTCGGAATTGCTGTAGCTGATATAATCGTTGTTATCCGTCACTGTCACCGTACCAAGGGTAAACTGCTTCTTTTCCTCCACGGCAGCGTTATGCACAGAGAGGAACTGCTCCAGCAGGCCACGGAGCGGCCCCTGATAGGAAAATGGAGGCTGCATGGTGTCCTTCAGATACGCAAGGCAGGACTCGCACGTCCATGTGTGGGTGTTATAAAAATCCGTGCCGTCATCCAAAGCCCGCCCCTCAAAGACCGTGAGATCATCCTTCTTACAGACAATGGTCGAAGCCATCGGCTGAATGGAAGAAAGATAGGGATGGTTGAACGGGGCAGAAAGGGTCAGGCTGTCGATATTCTCTGCATCCTCCTGCACCTTCGCCTCCGTGATGGAAAGCTGGGACAGACGGGGATGGTAAAACAACTGGCCATCCACAAACACTCGAAACAAACTCATAGGCGTCCCTCCCGATACCGGAAGGTGACCGTTCCTTCTCCCGTAATGCTGAGCGAGTTCTGCCCTTCCTGCAGTTCCAGTTCCGGGAACGTCCATGTCCCGGCGCTGACGGATTTGCGGAAGGTATCAGAGCCAATGCTCCAGCTCAGTGCTGTTTCCGCTGTCGTTACTACCGTGGGTACGACAGGCATGTAGTCATTGTTCAGGATCACCGTGCCGCCTCCAGTAATGGAGACCTCCGTTTCTTCTGTGTGATACCGGTAGGAATCTCCGTCCGAGCAGGACAGCATCATCTGCCCCTTTCCGGTGAGGGGATCATAGGCGGGTTCCAGTTCCAAGGTACCCACAGCATACAGATCCGGCTCCTCACTTAAGATCACCTGACACAGCTGTCCGGCATAAAGATTGGCGAGAATATCTTTCCTCTGATTAAACTTTTCCCGGCTCCCCAACATGGATAAGGTAATCGAAAAGCTCCGGGGCTGGTAGGACACCCGCCCAAGCGCCTCCGTAAAGCGGATCGGAGCATTGCGCCCCGGTACCACAACCGTGTTGGTCTGCGACTGCGGCGTGGGAAAGTCAATCTCCTCCCGGAGCCAGCCCATCGCATACATCCAACGGTCGTTGATTTTTACGTCTGCCCTCATAGGCTCAGCCTCCTTTGCAGTTTCTGTGTTTTCCCAAGGCCGCTGTCAATGGCGGGGAGCAGATGCCCCACCAGCGTCCCGTCATCCAGATACAGCCCCTTGCTGCTGTTCTCCGCAATGATCGCCAGATATTTCTCCAAAGCACTGGTATTCAGATAGCTGGAGATCATCTGATCCAGCTGCTGGTAAAAGCCTTTGAGCGGAAGAACCGCTTCCCGGCCAGCCTCACCACCCGCCATCAGGCTGCTGCCATTCATGCCAAAGATGGTCGGTTTCGTCATGATACCGCCTTCCTTATACCAGTCAATCGACAGGTGGGGAACACTCGGCGGAGCAAGAGATAACTTACCCGTGATCTTGAAATGCGGCAGTTTGATCTTCGGCAGCTCCAGCTTCATGCCGGAGAAGAAGCCGCTGATCTTATCCACGATCCCTTTGATCGTATTCTTTGCCGCTTCAATCGGCTTCGTGATGGCGGTCTTAATCCCATTCCACACTGTGGTGGCGGTACTTTTGATTCCGTTGAATACGGAAGTCACGGTACTCTTTACCGCATTAAACACACTGGAAACCTTGCTCTTAATTCCATCAACCACGGTTGAAATGACCGACTTGACGCCATTCCAAACCGAAGAAGCTACGGACTTAATGGCATTAAAGACAGAGGTCACTGTATTTTTGATGGCGTTCACCACTGCGGATACCTTGCTGCTGATGGCGTCCCAGATCGAACTGATGACGTTACGGATCGCTCCCATGATGCTGGAGATCACACCGGAGATGGCCGACAGCACGGAACTGACCGTATTTTTAATACTGTCCCATACAGAAACAACGATGTCTTTGCAGTTCTCCCAGATAAACCGGAAAGGCAGCGTGATGATGTCCACGGCTCCCTGAATGATGGAGCCAAGCAGCATCACTGCGGTCTGCACCACGTTGCAGATGCCGTTCCAGACATTCTGCAGGTGTGTCCAGAGGTTTGAAAACCACGTTTTCACACTCTCGATCATGGTGCCGATCCCTGTGCAGATGGTATTCCACAGGTTTCCAAACCACTCCGTGATGGCACCCCAGTTCTGGATGATGGCGATAATCCCGGCAATGGCTGCCGCTACCGCCGCAATCACGGCAATGATCGGTAGGAGGGAGATATTCAATGCACCTACCGACACCGCCAAGGCCGCAATCACCGGAGTCAATGCCGTAAAGGCTGCCAGCAAAGCGCCAAGAATGACGATAAAGTTCTGCACCGGCCCCGGCAGCTGCGCAAACCATCCGCTCACCGTCTGGATCACACTGACCAGTGGCGGCAGGATCGTATTGGCGATCTCCGCCAGCTTTTCTCCCAGAGGGACAAGGGACTGCTGCAGCTTTCGGGTGTTGGACTCCATCTCCTGCATGGGCGTGGTCGTTGCATCAAACAGGCCCTGTGCGGAACCCTTCACGCTATCATAGGTACTTCCTACCGAGGTCAGGGACGTGATGAATTTCAGGTTCCCGTCCTCGGCCATCGTACCAAAGGCCAGCGCCGCAAGGTTTAAGGCTTCCTGCTGATTCGTACACCCGGCGATATCCGCCACAATGGAGTCAATGACCTGTTTCTGGGTAGCACCGCCATTTTGCCAAGAGGTAAACAGCTCCTGTGTTTTCGTGGAGAACATGCCGATGGACTCCCCAATGGTGCCGTCCACCAGACGGGTGGTGACCTCATTGATGGCATCGTTGACCTTGTCAAGGTTGTAAGCGCCGTTCTTCAGACCATTGTCCAGCAGCTGGAAATACTCCGAGGCAGAATACCCGGCCTGTGCGAATTTACCCGCATACTCGGAAAGGTTATCCCCCAGTTCATTGGTCTTATCCAGACCGTTCTGGGTACCCACCACGATGTAGTCCATCGCCTGCTGAGCGGTCAGACCGTACTGTTGCATGAGGGAATTGACGCCTCGAAGGGTCTCATTCATGTCAATGCCGTACAGTTCCTCTAAAGTGATCGCCTGCTGGGTCAGGTTGGTCAGATCGGTTTCACTCAAATCCCCAAGGTTCTTTTTGACCATCAGAACCGCATTGGCCACAGCGTCCATACTTTCGCCCACACCGGCAGAGTACACGTTTTTAATGACATTTGCGGACTGCTCCGCTGCCTGTCCCGTCTCTCCAAAGTAAGCATTCACCTTGGTCACGGCGTTCTCGGTATCGGTATAGGCATCCAGTGCCTTATCCCCGATTTCCTGTATCTTATCGCCCACGGCAGACAGCTGATCCGCTGCCTGCATCAGCGCAGCGCCTTTCGTGTTTTCAGCAATCTGGCCCACATCGTCCGCTGTATTTTCCGCAGCGTCTCCGGCCTCTCTTAACTGCTGGATCAGGTTTTGGATCGCCTGCCCGTCATCCACCGTGTCCAGAGCGTCCGTCAGCTGGCGGATATCGGCTTTCCCTCCTGTGGCAGACTTTCCGATCTTCTCAAGGGCCGTCCGCAGCTGGTCAGAATTCGCCGTACCATTTTTAATCGCAGAGGTCAGCCGACTGCCAAGGACATCCGCATAGTCATCGACTTCCGTTCCCATAGCAGCAAACAGTTTTTCCAGCCGTGCAGTATTCTGGGAAAGGGCATCCTGCTCTGTCTGCAAATCGGAAAGGTCAGCCTTATATTTGTTCAGCTTTCCACGGGTTTCCTCAATCTCCCGCTGGAACGCCTGATACTTATCCGCCCCAATATCCCCACGGGCAAAGGCTGCGGCCACCTGCTCCTGTGCGGCTTCCAGAGCCGACAGTTTTTCTTCCGTCTGGCTTATCGCCTGAGCTAGCAGTTCCTGCTTCTGCGCCACCAGCACCGTATTGGAAGGATCGAGTTTTAGCAGACGGTTTACATCATTTAAGGCAGACTGTGTTTTCGTGATAGAAGAATTGACGCTCTTCAGCGCCTTATCAAGCCCTGTGGTATCGCCACCGATCTCAACTGTGATACCCTTAATCCGGTTCGCCACAACCCTCACCTCCTTAAAAATGGGCATGAAAAAAGCCCGGATTGCTCCGAGCATGAAAAAAGCACCGATTATTTCTAACCGATGCTGCCTCAGAACTTATCGAAGTCCTCCTGAGTGGCAAGCCGCTTATATTTCACGCCGTCATTGGATTTTTCCGTCCACATATCCAGAACCAGCCCAATCGTAAGCAAATCCAGATCCCGGATGGAAATCCCCAGTTCCACGCTTCGCAGAAGGAACAGCGGCGTGGTCATTTCCCGCTCACTTCTGCCAATCTTTTTTTTGACGTCACATCCGTCACAAGGTTCTCGCCCCACAGTTCCAGAATCTGCGGCAGCACCTCATAAATGGAGAACATATCGAACTGATCCAGCCAGTCCTCTATGTTCGCCGGTATGCTGTTGTCCGCATGGTAGGCCATCACATAGGCCACGTTCTCAAAAATCTCCAGGTCCTCGATCTGCAGCTCCTCACCGTTTTCCGTCTTTCCCCTATAGGATTTTTCCAGCTTGGACAGATCCTTGAAAATATCCCTCTTAAACTTCGCCCGATACAGGCGGGGGATCGTGGCAGAGGAACGGAACGGCACCTTCTTCCCGCTGATTTCTATCTCACGCTTGATCATACGCTACCTCCCTGACCAGTTGTTTCTTCCGGTTCATCTTCAGTCGGTGTGTACACTGCCTTATACCAATTCGCATAAGTACCGGCATCTGTTGTATCGCCGGTTCTGGCCTTGACCAGCCCATCGGAACGGGGATCGGCGGTAATGGACAGTGTCTCTGTACCCGGTTCAATCGTATCTTCCTTCGTTTCCGACTCGATAGACGGGCGGGAGGCAGAACAGTTATATAGCACATGGCGGATAGCGTTCACATCCCCGTCAAATTCAAAAAGCAGGGCAAATTTCACACTCTCGCCGACTCCACTGTTTTCGACCAGCACCCCTTTTGCATCCAGCTTCTCCTGAAGGATCTCCGTGCGGAACCACTCCGGGATCAGGGCAATCTCCAAATCGCCGCTGTAACCGTTATTGGTCACACTACGGAAGTAAACAATACCATCCGCATAGAATGGGCTGGTTTCACCCTCTGCATCCAAGCTGATACTCACTGCGCCGGGGATTGCCTTCGGCTCCGCATACGAAAAGGTGGTCGTGCCATCGGAATCCGTCTCGGTCAGCTTTGCAGCGTGGACATTTTTCAAGTTATACTTGACCTTGTTTCCCATAAAAATCAAACCTCCATTTCAAACGAGTAGAGGACTTCATAGAGTTTCTCGCTCTCGATCCAGACCTCTGTTTTGTCATAAAAAATACCGTGCGTATCCAACACGGCTTCCAGTTTCTGTTCGACAGACAAATCTTTGCTGTCTGTGTACAGTTCGATATTCACGCTGCTGACCTTCAGATAAACCTTCCCGTCTGCGGAAAAGTTATCGCTCTGGGGCAGAAGGCAGCAGATGAACGGAGGATCGGGGGATTCCCCTTCCGCAAAGTGGTCATAGGCAAAAGGGATGCCCGTTTCCTCCAAAAGTTTCACCAAATCATCCATTTGTCAGGCTCCTCTCAATCTCACGCTCCAGCTGCTCAATTCCAGCCTCTTCCGCAGCAGCAATGTGGGGCCTTGCAGCTACCCGGCCACCGCCACGCTTCGCATGGCCATACTCCAGCAGATGAGCAAGCTGATACCGGTTCCGTGAATGCACGGTTACCTGTAGGGCATTGGAACTTTCCTTTGTGGTTTTCACAGCCCAGCTTTTTGCGTAGTCCCCGGTATTCCTTGGTGCGCTGGCTTCAATATCCTTCCGGACAGCCGTACCTGCCTTTTTCACCGCTTCCTTCATATCCTCCGTGGCCAATTCTGCGTACTCGTTCAGCTGCTCCATTACAGCAGCGGAAAGCTGGCTGATAGAAATTTTCCTTCCCATCGCTACCGCCTCACTTTCTCACAGGACAGCTTGATACTCTTGCGCCTGTAGTTCATATGATCCACAGCGGCGATGTTGTAAAGCTCCCCATTGAATTCCACCCGGAAATGGGTGCTATCAATTTCAGCCGCCTTTTTGCACCAGCGGATCGTAAAATCAATATTGGAGTCATCCACCACCATCCCTGCGTCAGTCTGTTCTTTCCCGGCCTCGCCGCTGACCGTCGCATAACAGGTATAGAAAGGCTGCCATTCATTCCGGCGGTTTCCGATGGCATCGGTGACCACCGTACTCTTTGATATGAAAATCCTGACATTCAGCAGTTCAATTTTCATCAGAAAGCCTCCTTCCTTGAGCCAAACAGAAGGGAGCGGATTGTCAGAGCCAAATCATGATGGTCCGCTTCCTCCCGGTGTTCATAGAAATATGCGGCTGCATACATGACAGCAATTTTTACGGTCCCATCCTTTTCCAAATCCGTTGTTTCATCAGCCCGGAGGACATCCCGGCAAAGCTGCTCCGCCGATGCTATAAAACCCGTAATCAACTGGTCATCATCTTCATAATCAACCCGAAGATACTGTTTCATCTCTTCCAGCGTTACCACCATCATCCTCACCTCCAACAGGGTGGAAGGGCATGGCCGCTATCCTCACGCCCTTCCATAGTTATCTGTATCCTTAACCCGCAGATCCGGCTTTCTGTACCAGCACCTTAACAGCCTCTGGAAGGATCATCTTGCCGTCCACTCTCTGGGAACCAAGGAAGCCCACCTGACCGTTTGCCGCATACAGTTCGTTCAGGCGTTTAAAGGAACGCCCCTGGCGGTCTGCGATCCAATAATAAGAGAAATCACCAAAAGCGATGGTCTTCGCCCCGGCCGCAATGGCAGGCATATAAGCGGAGGTTTTCACCGGCCGGCCAAGGATCGTATCCGGCGTACCGGCTACCAGGGACGGCTGCCACAGGTACTGGCCGTTGTTATCCTTCAGCTTGCGGATAGCCTTGATGGTGGAGTCGTTCAAAACCCATACCGCATTTTTACGGTACGGGGATTTCAGAGAGTAGAACAGATCTATCAGTTCATCCGCTGTCACCGCAGTAGCGGATGCCGCCGTCACACCGGTTTCCGCACCGCCAGAGGCAGCCAGGATTCCCAGAGGCTTTCCGGTACCGTCCCCGGTAAAGAAGGCTTCCTCTTCTTTGGTTCCGATCCTTCTCGCAAACTCCCTGGCAATATAGGACTCCAGGTCAAATACACTGTCATTTAACAGTTCCTCGGAAACCTTGATCATCGTTCCCAGCTTGTAGGCTCCAATGGATACCTGCGCAAAGGAGTCATCGCTTTCCGTGTAGGCTCCCTCCTCATCGATCCAGGAGGCAGTTCCCTTGGATGCCACCACCGGGATCTTCCGGTCGCCGCTGGAGGTCTGGATCACCTTTGCAAGCTGGCGGAAGATATTCTCTTCTTCCAGTGCCTCTACCAGAGTACGCTCATATTCATCCGGCACCAGATACCCGCCCTCGGAATCCGTGCCGATCTGCAGCGCGTTTACCACAGAAGGCATCGGTGCTTTGGAGCGCATCATGTTCCAGAAGTTCTGGCGGTATTCATCCGCCGCACGGCCAGTTTTAGCCTTCTCCTTGCCGTTCATAGGCTTACCCGTCAAGGGCTTGTTCACCGGGCGGTTCAGTTCTGCATCCAGTGCCTCCTGGCGTTCCAGGCGGGCAATCTCCTTGCCCAGGTCGGTGATCTCCTGCTCCATGCGGGTGTAGGCGGCATCATCCTCGGCAGATAGGATGCCTTTATCGTTTCTATGGGAATCCAAAAATGCCTTTGCGGCTTCCCAGGCTTTGGCTCGCTTCTCGCGCAGTTCAAGAATCGTCATTGTGGTATCCTCCTTAATTTTTCAAAAGATTGAGCCGCTCGTAGAGACTGTCTACGGAGCGGCCCTTGGGTTTGGAATCTTCAATTTTCTTAGGGTTGGTCCTGCACTTGGCTGCAATCTTATCCATGAGGGAGTTAACCACAGCCGCTTTGGAATAGAGCATGGACACCGCAGGCGGCTCCATGTCCTCCGGTACATCGGAGCGTTTGAGAATATCATCGGCAAAGCCAAGCTCCACCGCCTTGTTCGCGTCCATCCAGGTCTCAGCGTCCATCAGATGGGACAACTTGGCGCGGGACAGCCCGGTCTTGATTTCATAGGCGTTGATGATGGAATCCTTCACGCTGCCAAGCATCTCGATGGCTTTCTGCATCTCTGCGGTATCACCCATGGCCACAGTCATGGGATTGTGGATCATCATCATGGACACCGGCGATACCAGCACCTTCGTGCCAGCCATCGCAATAACCGAGGCGGCGCTGGCTGCGATACCATCGATCTTCACAGTCACGTTATGCGGATAGTCCATCAGCATGTTATAAATCTGGGCCGCCGCTACGCAGTCACCGCCGGGGCTGTTGATCCAAACCGTGATGTCTCCGCTTCCGCCCATCAGTTCCTCTTTAAAAAGCTGCGGCGTGACGTCATCGTCAAACCAGCTTTCCTCGGCGATGGTGCCGTTCAGGAACAGCGTCCGCTCCGCCGGGGCTGTCTCCGTCTCCGCCTGGTTCTTCCACTTCCAGAACTTCTTCATCGGGGGTTTCCTCCTTTCCCGTTTGTGTATCTGCAAAAGCGCCCGCATTCCCCAGCGGGAGCATATTGCCATTGATAAGGTACAGGTCTCCGCCTTCCTCGGCAGGGATGCGGTCCATGTTCTCCAGTTCCCGGATGTCGTTGGCGCTCATCCAGCCGTTCTGCCTTGCCGTAGCGTAGCCGGTCATCCTGCTGGCATAATCGCCCCGGAGCAGCCCTTCCACATTGAACTTGGCAAAGTACTGCTTCTTTTCCTCCGGGGAAAGCAACGTCCTCTGGATGGACTGCTCCCATCGCACCAGCCAGGGCTCCAGCGTGTATTTCACGAACTCCAGAGACTGCTGCTCAATATTAGAAAAGCTCG